ACACTTACTTCAGCAGCTTCCAGTACGACTTTGAATGTGGATAGTACTTTGTATAGAGAATTGGTTGTTGGACAGGAAGTGGTTTTGGTGAGCAACTATAAGACATATGAAGTGGGGACAATCGATACCGGGGGTATTACAGGTTCAACTATTGAATTGACTTCTGGGCTATCTACCACTTGGCCTATAGGAACCAAAGTGTATCCTGTTTTGCGGAGTGAGATTGTTGATGTACAGCAACTTAACTTTGTTTATAAGCATTTGTTTGGAATTGAAATTTTGTTTTCGGAATCTTTTAGAGGGGGAACGTACAGTTGAGTTTAACCTTTTCAACATACAGAAGTGACAAAGTAATTCATATGTTGCCGTACTATACCAACATTGCCGGCAACCTTGAAAGACTTGTTGAGAAAATTGATTCGTCTTTTGGTTATACTAAGACCAGGACTGTGCAAAGCTATACTCCATACAATACTTCTTATTTGTACAAACTTCATGGGAAAGATAATATATCAGCGATTGTTGATTTGTTTGATGAATTGAGAGGACGATGGGATACTTTGTGGTTTCCCAGTTGGTTTGAAGATTTTAAATTGACTGCAGATATAGGGAGTTCAGATACGACATTGCATGTAGAATCGTCCGATGATTTTGGAACTCTTTATCCCATAATAAACAAAACTGGAAATTACATTTTTATCTATATAAATGATAACACATGGTACGCTCGAAGGATAACAAGTTGGGGTACGGATGATACTATTGTTATCGATAGTACTTTGGGTGTGGGTTATTTAAAAGAAAACATAAAGTTCATATGTTTTTTGTATAAGGGACGTTTGGACATAGATTCGATTGAATTTAATTACAAAATACCGGATGTTGTTGAGTTTGAGTTGTTTTTTAAAGAACTACCTTTTGAATACACATCAACATCGACAACAACGACTACTACGGCTTAAAGGTATTGTATGAAAAATCCATCAACAGAATATGAAGCGAAAGAGATTGCAACGAAAAGACAGCCGGCAGAGTTGTTTCGCATTTATGATAATGCTGGAATTGATGAGTATTATACAAATGGGGATGTAGCAATTTCTCACAATTCAAAGACATGGAATCCTGCTGTTATTAAGAGAGATCAAATTGAGTACAGTTCAAACCTAACAACCAGTCAATTAACAATTACGGTTGATTATCTAAATCCCGTTGTATTTTATTATATTTCCTATAACCCTCCAAGAAATGTTTGGGTAGAAGTTTTTAAACTACATAGAGATCAAGACCCTGGCATGAATTACCTCTTTGAAGTGGATATTTTATTTGTTGGTGTTATATCAAAAGTAGAGATACAGGGAAATTCTGCCAGAGTAACAGTAAATGGCTTTGAAGGGTTTTTTGAAAAGCCTGTGTGTCCGAAAAAATATCAGAGGCAATGTCAACATCAACTCGGTGATACTGGATGTGGTCTTAACATGGATTCCTGGTATCTTAAAAGAGCTGTTTCTTCTGTTAGTGCTGATGGTCTTACTATTGGGATAAGTGCAAGTATTGATAATGATGTTTTGGTATTGGGGTATATGCGAAACTACACATCAAATGTTCCCCTTCCAGCAACGATAGAATACAGAATGATTGTTTACAATCAAGGAACGACAGTTAAAATAAGATACCCGTTTGGGAACACTCCAATTGTTAGTGAAACAAATCTCCGTTTTTATTACGGGTGTAGTGGAGATATAACTGTGTGTGGAGATACATTTGATAACCTTGATAACTTTTTGGGCTTTCCTTATATACCGATAGATAACCCAGCTAGGAGGCTTTTAGTATAATGTATTTCTTTGATTCAAAAGAGAATGTAGAAAAACTTAGAAGAGTTTTAAAGGAATGGATAGGTACCCCTTATGCCGCAAACTGTAATGTAAAAGGAGAAGGAATCGATTGTGGTAGATTTATAGGTTGTGTTTTATCAGAAAGTGGAGCAATACCAAAGATGTCTTTTCCATTTTGCAGAAGAGATTTAGTAGAAAAAGCAAATGATTTAATTAAGAACAAGATCAAAAGAATTGGTGATTTAGTAAAAGATACAAGGAACGGAGATATTGTATTATTTCAATTAACGTCTTTTTATCATCTTGGAATATTCTGTGACGGTAATATTTATCATGTTCATAGAGGAAGTAGTGTAGTTGGTTCTCCTTTAGGTACTTCTCCTTGGCTGAAAAGACAAAAGGAAACATATAGGATATGGGCGACTCAACAACAGGACAAATAGTAGGTGGTGTAGCCGGGGCTATTTTGGGTGGGATAATTACGGGAAACCCATATGGAGCCTATGTTGGTTTCACTTTAGGTTATGGAGTTGGAGGCATGGTAGATCCTCCACCTGGACTTGAGGAAGAAGGAGATATAGATAGTTCTGGAATATCAGATATACAAGACCTTGCACTAGCTCCTGCTGATGAAACTATTCCAATAGCTGATGCAGTTGGCCTTGTTAAAGTTACAGGTAATATTATATGGCAAGGAAACGAATATGCCGAACTGGTCGCGGGTACTTGGAGATATTACATGTCCTGGGCAGTTGGAATATGTCACGGACCTGTAGATGAGGTTTTAGGTATATATAAAAATGATGAATTATATTATTATGGAAGATCAGCAAGAACGAGTAATGGCCATGTCGAATTGTATTTAGGAAGTGATTCTGTCCCCACTGCAAATACAGGAACTTCTTCGGATCAAGTTGTTTTTACTATTGATGCAGGATTTTTTCGTTGGTGGATGGATGATAATGACGATCCAAGTAGTACTAGGGTTTACATATATTATCGTGTTCTTTCGTCATTTACATTAGTAACTCCAGAAGTAGGCAGAACTATAACATCTATAAAAATAAAAGGAACCTGTCCTGGTGCAGTTGAACGAAATGTTACGTCTTTTCTTTACGATAGTAAACATGTGGGAGGCGTTGATCCCGAAATTGACACTGAATGGTCATTTCCTAATGTAGTATGTGATTTAGATGGTCCTCTTGGTTGTGCATATACTGCTGAACATCATCTACTCCTTGTTACAGTAGAATATGATGATGTAGAAACTATTCAAGATGAACGTGAATTCCACATGGGCTATTGTGATTTTTATTTTGTACTGATAACCAAGAACCTAATGCAAGTTTAGGTCTTTTAGTAGATGATCCTACTCTCAATCCTGGTCTGAGAAATTTGTCTTATGCTTTCTTTAAAAACTGTTATGTAGGAAGTTACAATAGATGTCCCACAATGAGATTTCTTATTACAAAGTTCCCTGAGCAAAGTTTTTCAAACGATTACAGAATAATACAAAATAAAGAATATAATGGGGCTCATGCTGTTTATCATTTACTTACTGGAAGGGCACAACTTCCAGTTACTTACATAGATATTCCTTCTTTTACAACAGCAGCCGACACCTTGTTCCTCAATGGAATTGGACTTAATATTTTATTTAGAACTGGTACTGTTTTTTCATATTTAGAAAATATTCTAAGGCATATAAATGCCGTGTTGGTTTATAAAATAGCTTCTGATGGTTTACCGAAAGATCATTTACAAGTATTGTCAGGGGATACAGACACAGACACATTACCAACTGTGACTGAGGATATGTTATTAGAATCTCCTTCTCTTACAAGACGGTCTTGGAATGAAACATATAATGAGATTAGAACTGAATACACGGAAATAACAGGAACGTTTCCTGTAGTTGCCGGATCGTTCTTTGTTTCCCACGATCATACGCCAGACACTTTATCTACTGGAACAGCTTATAGCGGAAGTAATGGTGACTTCAGATTTGATTCTAATGATACATATCATCTGGTAAGTAATCATTCTGGTTCTGTTGTATTAGGTATCTATAATGGTTCGTCATGGGATGAGACTACGCTTCATAATACAGCTGGTGATCCTAATAGCGAAAACGTTGGCGCTTCTCACCCGTGTATTGATCTGGATAGTAACGAGGACATCTATGTAAGTTTCGCTACCTTCAGGAACGATGGGGCGTATGGCCATCGTAGTATGTTAGTGGTCAGCAATACTACTGGAAGTTGGGTTACTACGCATGTTGAAGAATATTATGGACTGCGTGCATCATTATACTCTTGGGAACTACTTGATATGATTGTAGATTCTAATGATTACTGTCATATGGTCTATCGTCAGAATATTTATGGTGGTGCAGACTCATTAAGATACGCAACAAATGCTACTGGAAGTTGGGTTAGTGAAGAAGTTGATACTGGATATACTTGTCGTTATGGCACGATGGTTATGCACTCTGATGGAGATGTGATATTTGTAGCATTTGATGGTGATAATGATCGTTTGAGAAAGGCGAAGGGTAGTGCAGGAAGTTGGAGTTTGTCAACAATAGATACTGACGCATCTGCCACTCTTGGGCGGGTTGATATGACTATTGATGATAATGACGATCTGCATATTTTGTGGAGTCTTGGACTCGAGGGGTTAAACTATTATAAAAACGATTCCGGAGAACGACTCGGATCTTTTCTTCCTTATGTGTGGGATCCTCTTACAATCTTGATAGACAGTTTGAATAATCTCATAGCTATCTTCCCTATATACACAGAAGGTGAATCTGGTCATGTGATAGGTAGAATGGTAAAACCAATAGGAGGTAGTTGGGGCGATTTGGAACAGACAGAAGATGAGTATTCCCTTGTCTCGCACGCTCATGTGGATAGTTCGGATGTAGTTCATGTAATGGGTTATCCAAATGGCTATGAACTACTAATAGAATCAATAGTATAGTAGGAAACTCTTATGATTATAAAAATAAAAAAGCGAGTGGTTGAAGAATCTACTTTCTCCTACACAGCTGGGGCGGCAGCAGCAAGGGCTGCATTGATAGCCGATCATAATTGGTCTATTTCCGATGGAGGTCAAGAATAATGGCTGACGTTACTTTAGATTTGAATAGTGCAACTTTGTTTGTTTATGATCCAGCCGGGAAACAGTTGTTGGGCTATACTAATTCTTTTTCCTCAAACTTCTTGTTGTTCGTTAGTAAGGAAAAGGCCATGAATGCTGCTGATAGGCTCCTTAAAAGCTCTGCTTATCCTTTAGCTACTGTTAGTTTTACTGCTAATAGAAAGGCTTTTAAACTACAACCTGGAGATCTTTTTAAATTTACTTATGCTCCCTGGCAAGTATCTAATATGGTTTGTAGAGTTATTTCTATACAAGAAAAAGAATTGGGTTCTGAAGATTTGATAATAACTGCATTGGAAGATATAGATTATATATCTGGAACTTTCACAACTTCAAGTATTACAATGGCAAGTAGTCAAGTTGACTCAACTCCCCCACCTCTTACAGGTAAAATAGTAAATTATAAAGTAGTAGAGGCACCTTATGCTTTATGTTCTGGAGGCATTAATAACAGCACAGGTGAAATTACTATACATGCTAGTTTTATACCAATGGCGAGTAAGGTTACAGGATTAGAGACTGGTTATTATGTATATGAAAGTGTAGATGGTGGAATATCCTATACCTCCATTGGTCGCTCTAGATTTAATTTCTTTGGTAGGTTAGCTGAAAATTATCCTGTTACTTCCCTTACTATAGACGATTCACGAGGCATTCTTGTACAATTTAATATTTTTGAAGTTTTATCTATAAACGACATAAGTAGGAGTAATCTTTTTAACACTATAAATTTAGCAATGATTGGAGATGAATTTATAACATTTCAAACCATATCCTTAGTGAGTGGAAATACTTATAGATTGATGGGGGTCAACCGAGCATTGTATGGTTCTCAAAAAGAAGAGCATGGTGTAGGCACGAGTTTTTATTTTATAGGAGATGGATTTAGGTCAGCTTTCATTTTTAGGGATGATCCTACAGGAAGTACTAGAATGTACAAGTTTGTTCCTTATTCAGAAACTTTTATAGGTAGTATTGATATAGCAGATAATCCAATAACATATACATATGTCGGCATAGCTTATTAAAGGAGATTATAA